ACGGTCATTGGGTTTGATCATTCTAAATCTGTATTCGGTGTTGTCGCAATTGGCACAGCAGGGCCATTCGTGTGCCTGCTGCAGAGTGATGATGTCAGGTGTGTATTTGCTTTTTAAACCACGACGTTTGATACCACCTCGGCGGCGTGTCCTCTCGCAGAATTTCTTTGTGGGCATGGATATATTATGTGGCAGATATTGCAGTGGTGATAGCAATGCGTTTCCACACTGGAGTGCCACCTGCGGAGGAATCTTCTATCACACACACTGCCAAACACTCTGTGCCAGAATCTCCATTTGAACAGAAGGCCACATCGCCTTGCACACGATCTGTGCGTGCATTCAGCTGACTCACAGTCTGTGGTTTTAAATTCAGTATTTCTTCCAGCAACACTTTGCCAGTGGCAGGATCCAATGTGAGTGGGGTAACTGCACTGCTGTTGATCTCGTCTGGTAGATAAGTGGCATCAATTTTGGTGCTGGCATTCAATGGTGCCACGCCACTCACTTGACCTCTGCCGTTGATCACAATCACCAATTCATCCAGTGCTGCTTTGATGTTCACACGTGCTGCTGCAGGTGAATCTGTGTTGGCGTCCAAATTGGTTGTGATTATGTTTGCTGCTGTGGCCCAGGCCATGATTTACTCCTTTTGTTTGATATTTATGGCACTTGTATTACAAGCACCGCACAATGAATCTTTTGCCCTAAAAACGGGCGATTTTATGATGTTAAACCACATATTATTCGGTATCTTGAACATAATCCGCTGACACATATCCTGTGCTCACATAAGCATTGTTTTCGGTTTGCACTCGGCCTAGTGAGGTTTGTTTGGCAGCGCCCAGCATTACACATATCCTTTGTTGATGCTGGCAAAATAGGTACCTGCAATGTAACTGATGGTCATGACATCCACAGCATTGGCACCAGTGCTGAGTGTGCTCACACCACCTGCAAACAACATACGCCCTGCTGAATCCAATCCTTCTGTGAATGTTCTACCACCAGTGCCATCCTGTGTGATCAACAGTGTGACTGTTTGACCTTCACGTGCATCTGCAAATCCTGTGAATGTAATGTTGCCAGTCAATCTCATGCGTTGTGTGTTGCCGTTGCTCACTGTGATAGAGAATGAACCAGTGACATTGCCTTGATTGTACACAGTTTCAGCGTAGTCTTTGAATTCTACTTGACGCAGCACTTTGTCGCTGCACACAATAGCACCAGTGCCATGTGGTGTCATATTAATGTTGCCGTTGCTGCCATCTTCTAAGGTAATGGATGCAGAAAATCCTGCTTCATTTGCTTTAAGAATTAGAGCAGTTGCGCTCGCAGTGGTAATGGTGGCATCGGTCGCATTACCCAAAGTCACCAGTGATCCTTTTAAATAAATTTGATCTGAGTTAAGGTGAATGTAACCATTTCCTCCTGGACCTGCTGTGATATCTACTAGACCATCATTGTTTAATACAATTCTAGGTAATGGTGATCCGCTAAAATATCCAGTGCTCATTTGTATTATCCCTGCAGCAATTTGTAAAGTTTTTCCTCGCCCGGTGGCCGGATCTATAGGAGTGCCAATGGTCAAACCTTCTCCTTCATTATCCACTACCACCGCGTTTGTGTTTAATCTTATCATGCTTAAAGGATTGGCACTTGGATTAGTTTTATCAGTTTGCAAAATAATATTGCCACGTTCACCGTCGTTTATTGTAATGGTGCTAGAATTGGTTCCAGAATTTGTGTTCAGTATAAGATCACCAGTGCCATTGGTGGTAATAGTAGCATTTGCATTGCTGTCACCCACACGAACTGTGTCTGCATTTAATTGCACATCTCCTGTGCCATTGGGTTGCAACACAATGTTTCCATTGGTCACATTGTTCACAATTTTAAAATTATTCACATCTAAATCTTCTGTGAGCGGATTGCCAAAAAATGGATACACTTCCACAGAACCATGTGCTAGATTCATTCTGGCAAAATAATTGGTGCCATCGTAAAATATGTCAGCAGTGTCCACAGCGCCATTGATCTGTGTGAGACTTTCCAGACCATTCTCCCACAGCATGTTGCTGCTGAGATCGTAAGTGCTGCCAGCTGCTGGTTGTCGAAATATCATGGTGAGACGTTGTCCTGCCACAGGATTGGCAAAAGCATTCATGGTGATGTTGCCTGTGAGCGTGATGCGCTGTATTTCTCCATTGGCCACATCTGGTGTGATGGTGCCTGTGGTTGAACCCGCAGTGTACACATTGCTGGCCATGGTGTTCACAGCATCTGACATCTTTTTGAGTTCGGGTCTACTTGCTGCTACCGAATCTGCATCTGCATCAAATGCAGCACTGTTGGGTAAATTAGTTGGCCATGACATTTTATATCTCCCTTAGGTTGCCGTTGATATCACTGCTGACCAGCGGCAAGTATTGTGCCTGCACATCCAATCTGCAGTCTATTCTACGTCTTTTGCCATAACTGTCAGCATCATATATATTCAACACCACAGGTGTGCTGCTTTTATCAACCAAGACCAAAGGCACTTCATTGTCCTGTGCTGAATCACCCAAATTTTGAGCGTGTGCTTGTGTGAGTATGTTTTTAATTTTGCCCACATTGATATCAAATGTGAGATTGCGCAGTCCCACTGAACCCGTCAGTGTGCTGGTGTTGATGTCTGCTCTGCTGATAGTTTCAGAACGATTGTTGAAACGCAAATCCACAGATTCAATAACGGGTGCTGCTTCACCCGCACTGTCTTGTGTGAGAGTAATATCCACTTCAAAATATCTGCCATACACAGAGGATACAGTGGCAGTGTTGGGGTAGATGGTGGTAGTGGTTGGAGTGACAATTGATCCTGCACTGTCCACAGCAGTGCCTGCACGAATTACCGTGGTCACAGGAAGACTGGCCTGCACTTCAGTGAGCAAATTAAACCAATCCACTGTGCCTGTGTCCTGCACAATGGTGGTGTAAGTGAGTGTGCTGCTGGGTGTGCCCTGCCAACTGGTGAATGCTGTCCATGTGGCATAACTGCTCCAAGTTTCAGTGCCTAAACTGAGGTAGGTGTTGCTGTATTTGTCGTAATATCCTGTGCCTGACATGCTAACCTCCTAAACTTTGACTGCCACCTGTGGCGGGCACATTGGGATTGGTGTCCACAATGTAATTGATATAACCTTCAATGCTGTAATCTGTGATAGGTGGACTGCCAGCAATGCTGTAGGTGTAACCTGGAAAATTGATTGGTGCAAGACTCAAATCTCCACCAATTCTAAATTCTGTGTCTCCTAGGTATCTTATTTTGTATCTCATACCTTTGGCCAACACAATAAGTTCTTGAATGCTACTAAAATAAGAGAATGGCAATGATTTTTTTACCAACAGTGTGTTGCCTTGAAACACATCAATGGTCACACGATTCACCAATGTGGATATGGGTTTTCTAAATCTTAATGATGTGGTTCTTGCTCCATAAAATGGATATCCCGCAGCAGTGCCATCTCCATTTTTTACAAATGTAAATGTTCCTTGTGAATATTGACTCAACCAATCAGCAGAAATCCTTTGTGCTCTTCGCACACACGGATTCAATACTGTGTATTCATCCAGTTCAGAAGGGTTGCTGAGAATAACCCAACCTTGAATGTATCTGATAGGTGGCGGTGGTGGTGGTCCTGGTGGAAGTCCCGGCGTGGGTGGCACAATAATAGGAGCAGGTGTGGGTGGTGGCGGATTTTCTGGCAAATATATAGGTGGTGGTATGTCTATCTGCGGACCTGGCACATAGGGGTAATTGGTGGCCACATGTTCTGTGCAACTCATACTGATTGTGCCATCCACATTCAATTTCATATTGATCACTCTGAATGTTTTGTTGTTGAGATTCAGCACAGAATCTGTGATACGAATGATATCACCTGGTATCACATCCATCAATTCTTGTGTGGCAGTTAATTCAATACCAGATTGATTTCTACTTTTCTTGTAGATACTTTCGGCCATAAATTTTGCAATGTAAGGACTGCTGATGGTGCCAAATGTGAATTCACCTGTGAGCTCTTCATCCTGATCCACTGTCAAATCTCCTGACACACGATACACAGCTTGTTGCACAGTGAAGTCTATGTTGGGATCCACATAATTCACAATCACTTGATTGTATTTGGTGCCTTTGGTTTCTCCTGTGAGTGTGATGCCTCCCACAATTTCTGATTTGTCCACATCATAAGCTATGTTGATGGTGGCACTGGTGATATCTGTGGCATTGCCACCATCTTCTACAATCAGTTTGTATCTGCCCTGCACATATGGCATCATGCCGCGACATCCGCCCACCAGCACTTTCACATTGTCAATTAATTTTTGTCTAGTGTCCATCACAGCACAACAGGTCATGGCCTGTCCAGTGGTGGTTGCAAAATAGGTCACTGTTTGATTAAATTTTGTTGCTGCCACTTTGAAACTGTCTGCATCAATTTCATCTCTGCTGATGCCACAACCATATCTAGGATTCATCATGTAATCCAGCAAACAATTGGCAGGATTGGTGCCTTCCACGCTGGTGTAGGTCTTGGTAAGATTGGCATACACTGCGCTGAGTTGAGCGCCTGTGGTGTGAGTGGTCACATCATAAACTTTTCGGCCACACACATCAAATTGCACAGTGGGCACGCCACCTTGATAAGGATTGGCATCTGCTTCTGCTTGGGTGGTGATAGTGCGCCATTCAAATCTCATGGCCACATAGGCCACACCTGGCAATGTGCGTGATCTAATGGGCCAACTGGGTGTTTGATTCAGCAATGTGCTTTGACTTTGATTTTCTGTGCCTGAGAATACCTGCAACTGACAACGTCCTGCATATTTGCCTTCGGTCACATCAATGATGGTGCCCACTGCATAAGTGCCTGCGGCAGGTTGTGGCAGTGCTTCATCATCCACTAATATTTTTTTTATGCCAGCAATTTCTCCTTCACACACCACATAGCACACATACAAATAACTGTTGTTGGTGCCATTGGTCTCCACAAATATCACTGTGCCACCCACGCGTCTAAAACCATAGATCACAGGTATCTGTTCATTGGTGCCAGACTTGTTTAATAAAACTCCTTGCTCTTGTTCTGTGCCACCCACATCAGGTGCTCCCATGGGTTTGATGTTGAATCCAAAAAAGTCTCCCACAAATGAAACCACTTTTTTAAAAGCTCTCACAATGGGATTGGTGATTCTTCTGATTTGTCTGCCCATTATGCCAATCCTTTCATGTGAATATAACCCACACACTCAGCACCTTTGCTGCGATAGAACAATTGTGCTCTGTCCAAAAATTTCACAGTGGGTTTGAATTCAGCAGTGTGTGCCACACAAGCGGCCTCCATGCTGTTGGCGCCAGCTGAATAAAAAAAATCTTCACAGGCCTGCCACAGTTGATCTGAAAGACCTTTGCTGCGTGATTCTGGCAGCACAAAAAACATCACAATGTGTCCCACCACCATGTCATTGTATAATTTTTTGCTGAGTTGTGTCACAGCATAGGCCACAATCTGTTCCTGCTGTTCACACACAAATATTCTAAAATTGGGATCAATCATTGCTTCTCTCAGTCTGTCAAAACAAACTTTTTCATCCAGTGGGTCATGTGTGGCCAATTCAGCACTCTTACCATGCTCGTGAATCAGCGGCATCAATTTGTTGATTTCTTTGGGTTGTAATACTCTGATATCGTGTATCATTATACTCTACCCCATCTGATATCTTTGAGACTCACAGCACTGAATTCCATGCTGTTGTCCTGTGGGTGTTCCACTTGAAAATTACCTTGATTGGTTCTGCGACCTGATCGTTTGTCAAAGTTGATAAACTGACTGCTGACCTGTATGGTTATTTCTGCTGTGTTCACATTGTTGTTCACACTGTATCCACTGATTCTGCCTCTGAATATAGTGATGGCATTTTCACCTGCAGAATCACCTATCAATTGATTGGTTGTAAAATTTATGAATGCTCTGCGAATGGTCACCAATTGATTGATTTGAGCACTGGTGGCAAATGCAGTCACATAACTGGTGTCCAGCGCACTCAGTGTGATGGTGGCACTGACAATTTGCACATCAGCATTTTCTTCTGTTTCGCTGACTCCTAAAAAAACTCCTTGAGCAGTATAAGTGTTAGAATCGAAAGAAATATTGTAAGGAGCGTCAGTGTATCTAGTGGTACTACCATTGGCCATGCCTATGTCGATCAACAATATACTGATAATGCTGTTGCCAGCAAGATAAACATTTTGATCTGTGGTAAGATTCCTCACCATTAGATAGTCTCCTGTACATCCACCCTGTATGCTACCAATCCATTGTTGGTGTATTGATATTCTTGTAAATCGTTGGTGGCAAACATTTTAAAATAAACATTCTTGTAGGTTATGGTGGCACCTGGAGAAGTTTGTGTCACAATGGGTGGTTCTATGGTAAATGTGTTTGCACCTGAATTAGCTGTGACATCTGCCACCACCATGTATACTTTGTCGTGACCAGCAAGTTGAATCACATTGCCTGCTTTGATCACAGAAGCTGGACCACTGACGTTGTTCACACTGATAGAAGTGGCACCCACAGTGGCCAAAGTGTTCAATTGCAATGTGCTGGGACCATCGGTGCCAATAAAATTGCTCACACCTGGTATCTGCACATAGAAATCATTGAGAGGTCCGCGTGCTTTGGCAAAGAATGCTTGTATGGGTCTGTATTCTGCCTGAGTGCCTGGCACGAATTGCAGTGTGCCTGCCCACAGTGTGGTGGCATTGCTGGTGCGCACTGATCTGCCACTGGCAGTCTGTGTGATCTTGGTGATATTTCTCTGTTGAAAATTCACTGCTGTGAATCCTATGTCTGTGCTAGGATTCGTAGCTGATGCTCCGTTAAGATATCCTATGTTGGCCATTATTGTGTGACTCCTACTCTACCACGCTTGTTGGTTGCTTCATTAATTATACCCACTATGGTGCTTCTGCGATTGATGAGAATTTCATCAAAACCATCCGCATCCACTGTGCTGATGTTGAAGTTCACAGTGACACCTTGACCCATTTGATCATTGGGTGTGATTCTGCCTGATGAACTAGGTGTGAACATTTCTGGTCCATCTTCTCCCACCAAGTATGATTGATTTTCTCCCACCAATCCACCTTGACGTCTGGCACCTGTGTATTGTGTGCCGCGAATGGCATTAATTTGTCCCTTTACTGCAATTGCGGCCAATGCAGCAAAAATTCCTCCTACGATAGGACCACCTATCATAGCACCAGATGCATACGCAGAAACAATTGCCTCGTATCCTTTTATAACAGCGTTGGCCAATGCCAGTGCTTTGTTAGCTTTAAATGCTTTTTCACTGTATTTGCTTGCTTCACTCAACAGATCACCGAACATACTTTTGCCCACTGCAATTCTAGTGTCCATGTCCAACTTGGCCAATTTTTCTTGACTGATATTGCCTGCCAAAGCATCTTTGGCCATGTTTGCAATGCTTTGTTGTTGACTCTGTCTTTTTTTGATGGCATATTCTTCCATCAAAATTAACATGTTGGATTGATATTCTTCTTCGCTGATTCTATCTAATTCTCTAGCATCACGATTAAGTTTTAATTTTTCTTCTAGTGCTTTTTGTTCTGTGCTGCCGCCAGCATAAGCGCCCTGTGTTTCTGTTATCAGAGCAGGCATTGCCTTTTCAATTTCTTGTAATTTTTTTATATTCAACAATGCTTCATGTTGTTTTTGCACTTCATGCGTGTATTTTTCTCCTAATTTTGCTTTTGCTGCTTCAATCTCTTTCAGTCTTTCATTGGTTTCCAACGATGCTCTTAATTCATTCAAAAACTTTTCAGCTTCTGCTGACATTTTTGTGCTTTCCAGCACCACACCATTTTGAGTTGATTTAATTTTGTTTAAATTTTCATCGATATCTTCTAATGGTTTATTAGTTTCTTCAAATTTTTCATATAATTTTTCAGCACCCATTAACACACCCACACCCAACAATCCAGCGATTACAGTCAAACCACCTGAAGCAAATGCAGCAGCAACACCCGCTGCTCTAATTGCTTTGACCAATAGGAAAACATTGGCAATACCTTTGACAAATGCAGCTCCTGTCAATCCTATAATTAATCCACCCAACACCAAAACCACGGTGTCCATATTCTCAGCTATGGTTTTGAGCAGATAATTTATAATTTTTAATGATCCAGAACCTTCACTGGTCTTGCCTATGAATATGTCAAATTGTGTGCCTACATTTTTTATTGCATCATTAAGACTGGTGCCGCTGGTTTTTGCTAAATCGTTAGTGGATTTTTCTGTGGCCTCCAGTGCCTTGATTAATCCTTCTGCACTTATACGTCCTTCGTTGCCTAATTTTAAGATTGCTTCTCTACTCAATCCTGTGGCAGCTTGTAATCTTAGCAAAATATTTGGTGTACTACCAGTAATTTCTCTAAAACTTCTTGCATCCACAGTGCCAGTTTGAAAAGATTTACTCAAAGCACTGATGCTGGCAGCAGCACCCTGTGCAGAGGTATTGCTTAATTTGAATGAAGCTTGCAGTGTGGTAGTAAGGGCAGTCACAGCAGTGGTGGCGTATGCTGTTTCATCCAATGCAAAACGCAATGCGGAAAATATACTTGCTGACTCACTGATGGATCTGTAGTTTTCAGTAGAACTTTTTATCAAAGCTCCTTGCACATTGGTAAGTTCTTGTGTGCTGTTGGTGGCCTGTTGTATCTGACTTCTAAAATCTTGAAATGCACCTATGGCACGAGTGACTTCACGCACTCCAAATGCTGCTCCTACCAATTTAGCAATGCTGCCAAGACTGCCTTCTATGTCTCGCAAAACCTTGGAAGCATTATCCTTGACGTTTACATCTATTGTGGTCTGTGCCATCTATCTTCTTCTCTTGGTGCTCATAGAGTCTGATCTTTTTTTCTCCAGATCATACTCCCATTTATAATAGGCGCTCCACGTGCTCAATTCTAGGACACTGAAGTTCATAACCTCTTCAATGCTTTTGCCCAATCTGTCCGCAATCCGACAGATCAAGAGCAGTTCAGTGTCCTCTAGGAGTTTTTTGAGATTGCCTCAACCGACTCCGGAGCAGCGTTTAAGGCGCCACACACTCTTACGATCACATTAGGATCAACCTCATTCATAAATGTGAACTTGTCAAATTTATTGAACATGGGTTTGCCCTCTGGATCCAATGCTTTGGCAATGATGGTTTCCACCAATGCTTCCACAGTTTTACCTTCCTGTTGCAATTGAATGATTCTACTCTCCACTGCAAAAGGATAAGCGGTTTTGTAATAGATATCTGTCTTCCACTCAGGCACAGTTATCTTTTTCAATCCGCCTGCTAATCTTTCTTTAAAATGCCCTTTGGCATTCTCTAGTATACTCATTTTTTAATCCTCCTTAGGGTTTGTCTAATGGCAGGTTCTATCATGCCATTAGGTGCTTGTTTACTGTGTCCTTCTTCAAGAACATTGATATATGGCACACGATTGTTCACGTGCCACACTCGGTCTTTGCGGTATAAGTTCCAACCGCGTCTTGCTTTGCCTTTGTCTAAGGGTGTGATCCTTTTGACCTCTTCATAGAATGTTTGAGCAACCTGGGCAGTGTGTTTCTCCAAATCTCTTTGAAGATCTCTCACTGCCTGTGGACCATTTGTTATTTTTACATTCAACATAGTCTGGTTGCTCTGATGCCTTATTATACTGTGCCTACTGTTATGCCGCCTGTGCCTTGAAAGTTCACTGTGGCAGTGATCAGATCATCGTAACTTGCTGTTCTTGATACTGATGTCACAATCACTTGTCCTGAAAACTTTTGACTGCCTGCTGCTGAACTGGTAATAAAGTCCACAAACAAGTCGTCATTGCTTTCTGGTGAAAATGCTTTGGTAGCTGTGGTGTGAGCTGTGTCATAGATCACTTCCATAGATCCTGTAAAGTCTTGCAGACCTTGCAAGTAAGTTCTTGAAGCATCTCCCATTGCAGTGTTCTCGATCACTTCTTTGGTTACTTCCACGGTCCATGATCTCACTTCTGCTATGGCCGTTTCTGCGCCTGCTGAATCGTTTCCGATTTTCACTTGGCCCAGTTGTCCTGTTAATGTTGCCATTTGGTTACTCCTTGGGTTTAATGTTGTTGTTTACTTGGCGCTCCTTTATGTTGCGCCAATCCTTGATCAGTATGCCTGTGGCCTGCAATTGCAATCGCGGGCGTGAGGGCACTGAATTTTTTTCTTTTGGTTGTGAAAAAAATATCTTCATATGTTATACTGCACTGATGGTGAATGAGTATTGCACTTCTGCAATCATCAAAAACTCACCCAACGGTGGAGTCCTTTCTATAATTTCTACTGAACGCACCAGTGTGGTTGCTGCTCTGGTTGCTCCCAATTCTCTGTTTCTTTGAGTGTTGAGAGTTTCTTCTATGCGTTCTATCATTTCGTTGCGTTTTTGATCCACGGTCTGTATCTGTCCCACTCTGCCGTCGGATCTTACAAAACCTCTAATATTCACTTCGATCACACCACGTCTTGCACCGCCCATGCTGATGTCCTCACGTGTTTCATTGCCAGTGGTGATCAGCAGTGCCGGAAACTGTGTGATGGCCAATTTGTTTACATCAAATGGTTCGCGTGTGATGAATGCGGGTCTGGGTGGTGTCATGTCTGACAACACCTGTATGATATTGACTGTGATATCTTCTCTGTTGCTCATCCTTTACCTTTTGAGGCGTAGGAATGATTCAGTTTGTTTTTCGGAATCTGTCACGGTGCCCGAACTGTCCAAATCATATTCTACTCCGTCTCTCAACACAAGATCAAATTCTCTCTCGTACTCTTTGCGATAGAATTCCATTTTGCGTTCAAATAAATCAAGATCTGGTTCAAATTTTGCCAGTTTGGGATAGATGTGAAAACCCAATGCCTGATACACAGTGGCACGTGTGAATTGTGCAGTGGTGTATAGGTCTTCGTCGGGTTCTTGCTGTCCAGTGCCCAAAACCTTCACATCGAATAGGCCTATTTGTTGTGTGGGCCACCATCTGATGCGCAGATCTCTCAAAACGTCTGATTGTGCTTTGGATAATTCAGCTGTGAAGTCAGCTATGCCATAATTTAAGATGTCAGGTTCGTATTCCTTGACATGGTCTATAGTCGCGAGGGTTATCCCCATAAAGGTACTTCCTTGTGTAGGGTTACAGGTACTGCCTGTGAACCGTTTGTGAATGTTATTTATCTATCTGACAGTTTATAAACAAGAAAGGGCCCTTGCAGGCCCCCTCTCATTCAACTGACTAATTGGATTAGTTAGATGTTCTTGAGTCAGCAATTAATTTAACACCGTAAAGGTCAATTAATTCTGCTACACCGTACGCCATGCTGCCTACGTATTCTGTAGACCTTCTGCTAGCATCTCTCTGCTCCTCGATGCGCATATTTCTTTTTAGAACGTATGCGAGTGCTTGTGAGCTCATTACTGCTCCCACAAATGCACCGTCAGAAGTGCCTGACACCACAGTCGATTCAAAAATGCTTATTCCATTTATTGTGGAAATAAACCCAGATCTCAACGCTTCATTGCCCACATCTGATAGATTGTGGTTGATCACGTTTGCACCTGCGTTTGTAAGCACTTTTCTCAATTGGTAACCTTGTCCTGGATGGATCACGGCCACATATGGTCCTGGAGCTTGTTGACTTCTTAACAACGCACCTGCTTTGAAGAACAAGTCTGCTGTTAATTCTGTGTTGCCTGATCCCACTGATTGTGAGAATCCAGTAAACAATGCTGCCAAAGAAGTGTCCACAGCTTTTGCCATGGCATCACCTAATTGTCTTCCAATTGCTACTGACACATCAGCAGCTGCTGATTCCTTGCCTAGATCAGTCAACGAAATCATTGCACCGATTTCAGAACAAGTCACGTCAACTTTTGTGGTGTTGAACGCTATGTTTGAAAGATCGGCACCATCATTAACTGCCGCTGCAGATACTGCTGGGAAGATAGGTATTTGTGCTACTAATCCTGGTGTGCCGCTCATGTCGTAGTTGGCCACTAGGGGTCTGATTACTGTTTGCTCAGAAAGCGTGTAAATCGCTGACTGAACTATATTAGCGTAGAGTTCCGATAGAATCGCCGCTGTTGCTTCATCTGCCATTTTAACTCCTTAAGTTAAATGCGAACGCCCTTGCTTTTGAGAATTTGTTTGTATTGTTCTCGATCACCAGGGTTGTTCATGTTTAGTTTGGTTATGTCTGTTTCAACCACTGACGCCTGTTTGCCCACCGCATTGCCAGTGCCAGAACCTTGCGGTCCAGCTGCTCGGAAATGTGGATTGGCATCCAGAAATTCTGACACAAGCTGTGACACTTTGATAGGGTTGCCCCGGTCGTCGTATCGCACCTTGCCTTGATTGTCGAGAACGTCCACTGCACCTGCTTCGTTCAGCTTGATCTGATCTTTCAACAATCTCACCACTTGTTGTGGATTGATTGCTTTGTTTTCAGATGCTGCCGACAGCAATGTGCCATCAACTTTGATAGTGGTTAGTTCTGATTCGTATTGATGGATCTTATTGGAAAACTTATCCGCTTGTTCCTTCAACAGTTTTTCAAACTCGCCTCGCTTTTGTAATTCAGCTTGACGTTTTTGTTCAGCTTCTTCCACCAGTTGTTTGTAGTGATCTGGATCTATGTTTCCGAATTTCTTCTCGAACTTGGATCTTTCTCTTTCTACACGTTCTGCCACAATCTTGTTGACTTCTTCTTGTGTCAACATTTTAGAATTTGTGTCTGGGTTGTCCGCCTGTTGTTGCACCTTTGTAGGTTCAGATTGAACAGTTTTCTGAGAGTCTTTTACCGCGTTTTCTGCGTTCATTGTATTACCTCTTGGGTTGAGTTGAGTCTACTCCCTGCTTATGCAGTGATGTGCTTATTTAGCACAAATGGTATCTGTCTTGGGTGTTTTGGGATATTTCAATTGTATTTTGGTTTGTTCTGCTCTGCGATCGTAGTAGCAACCTACACACACAAAACCTCGGGCAGTTTCGTGCCAGTGCAAAGTGTGATTGGGCAATGCACAACGTTCACAAATGGTGCTCATCTCCAAAATTTAAAAATGCTGATCAATGTGCCGATAACTCCGCCCAATATGATCAACAGCATAATGGCGCCTTTGCCTTTGCTCATGTCCACACGCAGATCTTTGATCTCCACACGCATGTCTTTGAGTTCTGCTTTGATTTCGTCTATGGTCTTAATCAAAGTTTTCATGCGTTCTGCACAAACTTTTTCGTGAGTACTGATTCTATCTGTTTTTTTGGAGTAGGCCATCTTTAATTGTTGATCTCATCTTCAGATTCAGATTCTGTGCTGATATCACTGACGGGTGCAGATAATTCAGCAATGTCTTCTTGAGATTCTTCTTCTTCATCTACTTCCAATGAACCTTCATAAGGTTCGCCCTTGATAACTTCGTAGATCATCTTGTCAATTTCTGCTTTGATTGCAGGATTTTCAATGTTTGAATCTTTGGCCATCTTCAGCATGGCAATATCGTTGTTCTTGTCCTGCACAGAAAATGTTCTGCTGTATTCAATTTCTCCATCCCAAACTTTGCCTTGATAGCGAGCAAACAATCTCCAAATCTGTTCTTCTGCAAATTCTAAATTCATTGCAAGATCAGAAAGTTTAGCATTCAACAATTGAAATTCAGTTTGCAATCCAATGCCGCTCATTCTGCGAGACTCAATGCTTCTGATGCCGCCCAGTGATGCCATTCTGTCAATGCTGTCCACTTTTTTCTGTATGGCATTCAACACACTCTCAATGCTGCTGCCGTTGGGTTGTAGCAAATAAGGTTTTAGATTGGGATCCATGCCTTGTGGCATTTGGATAATGGCACCAGCACCTGCTGCTGCTTCCACATCTGCAGTTTTGACCAGTGATGGGTGATTGGTCAATCTTATGATTTGTTCTATTTCTGATGAAAATTCAAATATTTCTTTTTGCACGTCTGCAATATCTCCCACAGCACTCACACCAATACCTCTGATGTTGCTGCGCTGGTTATACACACACACTGCAGGTATTTGCCCCAATTGATTCTGTATGGTGTATTCATACTTGCCTTTGCGATCATCGCCGGTTATTTTGTACACACTGATTTCTGTGGGAGTGTATTCTCTCACATATTGAGTGCGATCAACCACTTCTTCTTTCACTTTTAAATAGGTCAATTGATAGTAACCATTGGGTTGACGTTCATACTTCCAATCCAGCACATTTTCTGGTGTGAACAAACTGAGATATGGACGTATGCCCTGATTTAATTCATCTGCTCTTGTGTAGGCCTCTGTGGTGGGTTTGTCCACAATCACCCATACATTGCCATACACCATGGCGTAAGCACTGACATCTCTCATGAACGCTGTGAAGTTTCTGCCATCCAAATCTGTGTCTTCTAAAAAATAAGGCAGTTGCGGATCAGTCTCAATGCTGCCGTAGTCTCTCTTCACTTCTTTTCTTAACAAGAAGCTGTTGTAAATATTCACGCAACTTTTCACGTGATTGTCCAATCCAATCTGTCTCAATCTTTTTTCGTAATCTGATCTGCTCTCGTAATTGTAGGGTTCTAGATATTTGCCCAAAAAATACTCATAACCGCCCACATATGAATCATTGAGAAACACCCATCTGTTGAGATATCTTTTGAACGCAGAGTGTGATGCCAAAATGTAATCCACACTGAGGTTCTCGTTGTTGCCTTTGATTATTCTGTCTCTGATAATGGCCATTATTGTGTTCTCCCTGTTGATGTGGTGCCACCAAATGCCCAGCGTGTGGGTTGATTGGTGTTAATTTCTGGTTTGATTGGATATATGAAATCTGTAAGGTAACCCACTGCATCCGCCATGTGATCATGCTCGCCATCTTTGTGTATCACTGATGTGCCTTCTTTGTATGTGAGTCTTTCTAAACTTTTGATGATTTGACGACACTTGGGATCTATGAACATGCTGCGTATTCCTTTGGCGTTCTTTAATTTACTATTTACAGAATTTACTCGGTCTCTCACTGGAGTGTGAACGTGACGCACATTCACTTGAAATCCTGCATTTCTCAAAAT